CAGCTCTACAAAAAATAGGGCGGCCATCGAGGCCACGAAGGCGACCTGCGCTGCGGACTTTGAGTTTGACTGCATCGATTAGTGGCTCCAAACCAGGGATTGCGTCGAGGAACTTCCGACGAAGCTCTCCACCGAGAGTCTTCTTTTGTGCGTCAGATAGCTCAGGAGATAGTGAGTGGCCAAGCTTTGCGTCACCAGCGCCATAAATAAATGCATAAGTGATAGTCTTGACTTCTTTTCTAGTACAGCCAACACGATCAGCATTTTGCTGGTGTATATCACCATTGAGTACAACGTCAGCAAAAGCTCCCCCGTCGTATGGCGATAGATAGTGTCCAAGGCAACGCAGCTCCAGACCTTCAAGGTCAGCTCCAACCATCACCATTCCAGGGTGTGGAACAAACAGTTCACGTGCCCAAGGTGCAGATACAACCTGACCTAAGTTAGGTCCACGGTGTGCATTACGTCCTGTTTGAGTAGCAAGTGAGCAGCTGTGATGGATGCAACCATCCTCCTCAATTGTATTGAACCAACTGTTAGATCCTTCTGACAATTGACCCATCCACTTCTGTAAAGTCAGAAGCCTAATAAACATTTCACATTCTTCATGCAGTTTGCTATTGCCTTGCTGAAGTGCAGTGTCACGCATCTCACTAAGAGTTGCTTCATCAACCTTTGGCTTACCAGTGTCAGTAGTTTTAGTAAAGCGTGCGTTGCTAAAGTTCTGCAATGCCCAAGCAATATGCTGACGGCTAGTAGGGTTGAAATCAAGCAGCCTGGTATGTGATGCGCCAGCTACATAACCTTTCTTTTTGTCACCACGCTTAGGTGTAAAGACCTTACCTGGCACATAAATAAAACGCTGCAGCAAACGCTCAGTAATTTGACCTTGCTCTTTCTCTAGTTCTCCGCGTACACGCTCAGCAGCTGATACATCAAAGCGAAAGCCACTGGCTTCTTGATTTGCCATGATAGTTGCCATGCGCATTTCAAGCGCAACAGAATCAGGTAAGTTCATTCATCCTCCGCTGTAGTAGTTGATAAAGTTTGATTGTTACTTCTGTATCTTGAATGCAGTAGTCGAGCATCTCAGGTGTATAGACATCCCATGCTCCATCGTGTTTGCCGTAATCACCTTTGAAACATTTGAGCCTGTGACCCCAAGCTTCTAAGCTGTGGCGTCCGTACAAATTGGGTGGCATTCCAGCAGGACGTCTTTCATAGTCACGCTCAGCTACGTGTGGATAAAACAAACGGCTGAGTACAAGCGTGTCTAAAACTTCACCCTGCGGGTTGAAATCGTACTGCTCTTTGAGCAAAGGAATGTCATAGCCAATAATGTTGTGACCAATAAGCAGGTCAGCTTCTTCAATAGCTTTTACTCCTTTGATGAGTGCACGCTCAGGCTGATGATCAAAGACAGAAGTACTGCCAGACTCACCATCACGCACAACAATGCAGTGAACTCGGGAGCCTCTCCGTAGTAAGCCAGTTGATTCAAGGTCAAAAAGTAGTTGAGTCTTCATGTTGGGAATCTGTTGCATCTTTTGGATCATATTCATCCGTCGCAAATGGGTTCGCGTCTGGGAAGAATTCTTTTGTTTCGTCGCGGTCATATGTATTTACTCCAAATCTTGGATCTTCATCTAGGAAAATAGGTTCGATTGCTATTGATAGTTCACGTGCCAAGCGTCCAGCTTTGCGTAACTCATCTTTGTAGTACGTCTCCCATGCATGAGACAGAGTGACAATACGTTTAATGCCCATCAGATATAACTGAAAGACAGGAGTAGAGAATGGATAACGAGTGCTGTAGCAAACGCCTCCAATCAATGGGGTGCCGGTCTTAGCGGCTGCAGCAATAGCGTAAGAGACGCAATCAATCTCTGTTCCGCTATCTGTATATAGACTGCGACCACTGCCTACAATTTCTCGATCACGTACGATAACGCAAGCGCTAGGTACTTTTGGATGAGTCGATGCAGACGCTAATGTTCGCGCAACTTCAATGAAGTATTTGTCTTTGTTTTTAATATAAGTTGGATCTCCAGCAGGACTTGTCATATCCACATATCGTTGCTTACTTTCTTATATTAGGTAGTGAAACACAGTAATGTGACTACATAACATGGATGATTCAATTAAATTTGATAATGGTGAACTGAAGTTCAAATCAATTGACTTTAACGATCCAGGATGGGAATACTTTAATGACGGTATTGCTGGTGCAGCAAGTTCTGATGTCATTAAATTTCCTACAACCCTAGGCAGTAAGTTCTGGGAAGACAATAATAAGGACATGGTCAATAGCCCGAAGCATTACACAAGCGGTAAAGTAGAAGCTATTGAAGTCATTGAAGATGCAATCAGTCAAGCGCGTTCTCCAATGGCAGGATTCTTGCAAGCACAAGTACTGAAATATATTCTCAGGATGTGGCTGAAGAATGATGCTAAAGAAGATTGCGAAAAAGCTCGTTGGTATTTAAACAAGCTGATTGATTCGCTATGATTGTAAAGCCGCCAATCGGCGGCTATTTGCTAGCAACGTTTGAAGTGGAGATAATTGTTGCGTAGTTGAAGACTCTCATGTGGGAGTATGTGCGTCAAGAGAACGCTATATACAGTGTCAACAGTGTGCACAGTGTGTTTAAAGTTGACTGAAATACCTTCAGCTAGTTCCGGATTAGATGGTACGTACCATTCAATAGGCAACAGACAATCCCATAAGTTCAGCTCTTTAGAGATCCAACTGTTCAGTTCCTCAAGGCGCTGAGCAGTTTTTATTATGTGCTGCTCGTGTGATTCGCACTGCGGGATGTTCGCAATATTATCGTGCAGTAGTGCATGCTTCCACATCAACGTGCCATCTTTCTGAATAAGACGACAAGGGTGTACTTTAATTCCAGACGGAAGCAAGTAGAAAAAGTCAGGAGATATGTGCTTACTCATCAGAGAATCCCCTTGTGATCTTCGTAGTACTCAAGGTCTTTAGTCCAACCATCGCCTGCGTATTCGTTGTAAATGACACGGCCTACATCACGGAACGTGTTGTAGAACAAAGTGATCTTGTCAATGTCACTTAGCGCTTGATCGACTGGAGGACCGTAGACAAGTAAATTCCATGTTGAAGGAGATACAGACTCGAATCCCGAAGCCGTTGCTCGTAATTGTTTAACTCGTTTGAAGGGTATGCATACTGGATAATCCCAGATAACAGGAGATGCACGCAGTAATTCAGACGCACTGCAAAAATAAATAAAACTATTAATATATCCACCACGGTACTCATTGATAGTTTTATTCAACCAAGTACGACAATCACGGACGGCACCTTTAGGTGACACCCAAACATTACCGTGCCAGTGTTCTTGCAGAGGATTGACTTCTATAGTAGGTACAGAAGTAGCGTCCACAAGTACTTGCTGAACGGGATCAGAAGTAGGGTCAAAATCAATAGACCCCATAACAGTACGAGCACGATCAATTAATTGCGGTGTGGGATAAAGCGGAAGCTTGAGTCCTTTAGAAGCAAGCTTATCCGCTAAGTTCTTCTGCGAGCGCTCTAAAGCTTTCTTGGCCCCTACCTGCTTCAACTGCAAATGTTCTTGTTCCAGCATCACTAATCACGGTTAACATAACGGTTTTTGACCAGTCATTCTCGTTGATGCGTTGCATAAGATCGCGCAGGAAATCTAAGACATCTTCATCTTCATAACGTTCAGCAATTTGAATGTCTTCCTCAATGTATTGAGGTCGCATAAATATTGTCGTGTCGTTTTTCAGATTGATGACAAGTGAACCAGGCCCGTGCTTTTGAACACCATTCAAAGCAATGTCAATAAAATCCGAAAGGATCAACTCTGCAGTTGTCATAAGCATTTTCTGCTCAGTCTCTTTCTCTTTACCAAACTTCTTCGATTGAATAAGTTTGTTTAATAGATCAGTTCGTCTTGACATATAGAAATGACTCTTTAATAAGGATAAGTAATTTAAAATTCATCCGTGGGATTTTCTTCATCTTCATTTAGTTGTAGATGAAGATTAGATGCTTGACCTGCATTGCGTCCTGCAAGGATGTCTCCCATGACAGCTTCAAACCTGTCAGCAAAGTCAGTGTCAGGTGCAAAAATCAAATCAGCACGGTCATCAGCAAGTTGTTGGTCAACAATCTTGGCCTGCTCCTCTAATGCTAGCTCTATCTGGTATTCATTTACCTGTTGTTTGAGCGTATGCAGTTGACACGCAAGCTCAAAACTTTCTAGATAGCTATCGCCGTCAACAAAGACCCCAATTCCTTGGGGTATAAGGTGAAATGGATTGCAGCAATAACGATTACCGCATGTGGTTTTGACACCAGTAAAGCCAAGGTCACCCCAGCTGTACCACATAGCAACACGTTGAGGATGATGCTGAGTGCTGCTGCTAATGCCAGGCCTACGCCACGGGAACTGTGGCATACCAGTTGATGGTGCACGATAGCCTTGCCACTCCCAGCAGTCATCGGGCTGACGAATATCAACCTGCGACCAAAACTTCAGCGCTCTTTTCCTTTCACGTTTGAGCAGTCGGTCGATGTCAAGAGACATTCTTCCTTCTCTTGCTGCTGCCACACATCGTACGCAAGCCGCATGACTATCAAAGCGCATGCTTGTATTGCTAAACCGGCCAAGAGAATGCCCATGATAAATACAAAGCACCCCTTCTTCAGCAGTGTTTGTGACTTGCCTGTTGGCCGCCCGTCTTCCATATGTATAGCCGCCTTGTTTTTTAGCAGGTTTAGATTCAGCCATCAGAGTGAGCCTTCAGGACGAACATACTTGCCACCTAGAGCTGGATACTGCTGGTCAACAGGCAGTGGCTCAAGGTTGGCATTAATCATGTACTCATAGCGAGTACTGTTTTCATATTTGATGCGCACTAGTTTGGCGCGAGGAGTGTAGTACTCTGGTCGCCCAACAACTAGTGCAGTCATTTGATTAGGCACAACAACAACACGTTGGCCAATCTTGATATCTTTAGCAAGCATAATATAAGTACTAATTAACTACAGTTTATTCAAAAGTCGTTCAAAATGTGATCTTCATTGAGAGGATCATCTTTAGGACGAAGCCAGACACGGACTGACTTTGACTTACCAGTGACTGAATCTTTACGGCTGGTAACTAGACGTCTCCAACCCATCGATTGCAATACATCAGCAACACGTCTACCCTCACGCCGACTTTGATTGCGCGGGTCAAGTTCTAACGCATTAGTCAAAACTTCTGCAGCTGTGACTTCATCGCGAATAGCAATGTAAGCAGCGACTTTATCCATCCAAGGATCAGGATCACCAAACTCTTGAATATATTCAGAGATTGCTGCAATCTCACCGCTGTTGAATTCGTATCCAATACCTTCGCGGAAAGCATGCACTGCTGCAGCCCATATACTATCACGCTCTGTTGTTAATTGCTTCCAAGGTATAGAGAAACCAGCACCAACTTCTAGCGGAACAAACCTACGGTTGCCGGTGCTATCAACCAGAAACTGATTACGATTAGTAGTGCCAATAAGAACAAACCTGCGAGCAAGCTTGCTAGGTAGCTGAGCATACGGGAAACGAACTTCGTCAACCCTTGTTGTAATGAGGTTCTTGAAGTTCTCGATGTTTCGTACATTAAAGTAATTGTCAATTTCAGGAAGTTCTAACAACCATGCTACGTGCAACCTGTAAGTCTCTTTCATCAACGTCTCTAAAGGAGTTGTGATTTCAGAGAACAATTCAGTTGGCACAAGACTGCGAGCAAACATAGATTTACCAACGCCCTGTGCACCGACAAGGATGGGTAGCCAAGACATGCTGCAGCCAGGGTTGTATGCACGTGCAACAGCGCCAATCATCATGCGTTGCATAGCAAGCGTTGCAATTTGATGACGGTTGCCAAGAAACACTTCACCAATGCGGTCCCACGCTTCGTGTGGTTTGGCATGTGCAGCGCAGTGATCTAAGTAACG